GAGCCTCTCGAGCGTGCTCGGTGAGATCCCAGAGAATCGACTGAGTAAGTTCACGATCAGCGTGAATAGTTTGTTCATAAGCCAAAGGTGTTTTTTCACTCCAGCGCGAAATTGTTTGAAAATCGATTTCATCGCCAACATTAAGTACACTGTCAAACTTCTCCCGTCTTGCTAACTTGATTACATTTTTTACAGCTGCTTCATGGTGGAATGGAATCTGTAAATCTGAAATAACCAGGTATCGCTTAATCGAAATCCTCTTCATCGTCAGTTGGATCAATCGATGGAATGATCCCTCCATCTCCGACAATCCAGTCGGGTAGGATTCTTTCTTGCATCATCCAAAATGCCATCGTTTCACTAAATCCTGCCTTCTTAGCTGCTTTGTAGCATTCATGAAGGCTGATGTAGAAATGATCCATTTGGGTTAATGGCTCTGGCGACTTACGCACAATTCGCTTCTTTGCAACCTTTTTACGGGCTGTTTGCTTTTTGCGTGTGTTTGCCATGTTTTAAATTATCGCTCTAAAAGAATGTTGTAAATCTCATCGACACGCTGATTAAGGCGTTTAATTTCAGTCAATAAATGGCTGATGACATACCCAGCGAATCCGCCTAATATGCCAATCGTTGCGATGTACAGTGTAAAGAAATCCTGTTCGGTCATAGTTTGGTTGTTATCCCATATTCTTTTTCTGCTGGGTCTAACCATTTAACCAAAGGAGCGACCAACGCACCAAGCAAAACTGCATACTCTGGCTTGATATCTCCAACGATTGCTAGGGCAACTGTAAGTCCAGATGCAGCTACTGCTCGCAGGTAAGATTTGATTGCTGCTTTATGTTTCTTGCTTAGTTTCATATTTTGCCTCCGAGAAGTGGTATATCGAAAAACGATGAATCCTGATCTCCCGCAGGGCTAAAGGATATGTGAACGTGCGACTTGTGTTTGTTAAAACCTTTGTAAGTCCGGTATTTCCATGATCCTCTAGCAGACATAATTTTACCATCAAAGATTATGTAACTTATGCGTTTACGCTTATCTGCTTTGGCATAAAGTCGCAATTGCTCAACTAGGTGAACCATTAAATCTTTAATCTGGCTAATATCTTTATCTACATCGATTGCTCTGACCACGCCAGTTTTTGCAGGTATGTGATCAGACTTTGTTCCAGCAGACATGTGCCTAGCGTCGGCTATCCAGCCATCTGAACGCCTATCCCTATCTGGGAAACAATCATCAATCTGCTCTCTTAATTGAACCGCAGACTTACTTAGCCAGGGTTTCATTACGCTAGGAGAAGTTTTGCTTCTTCTGCTGTGATGCCTAGACGATCAAGCAGTTCAGCCTTTGCTTCAGCCTTAGCCTTTTCATCTTTAATTTCTTGAGCCTTAATATCTTTAATGGCTTTGTCGATTTCTGTTTGTGTTGGTGCATCGCCCTCAAGAACATCCCATTTGATTGTGGAATAATCATTATCGCTAAAAGAGAATTGAGCAGTTGGCTTTAACTTTTTAATTGCTGCTGCAAGATAATTAGTCATTACGCACCTATTTCCATAAGAGTAATTGTTGAGTTATATGAATTGGATTGATATTCAACATCTCCAGGGCTGACTGGATCTGGTCTGCCTTGAATCTTGTAAGTGATAGCAGAAGTCGTCGAAGGGCTGTCCAAATAAGTTAAAGGAGTATTTCCACCGAGATTTGGATTTGCTGATGCTGCATATACATATCCTGCATTAAGTTGTTCAAATACGTCTGTTGAATTTCTAACAATTTTAAGTCGATGAGTACAATAACTGCCCGTTCTTGCTATTACATAATTTTGATTTACTAAAATTAAAATTTTAGAAGTCGCAGATGATGGTGTAATGGATAAAGATAATCCTGTGTCTGTATAAGTAGCAGTATTGATATAAACTGCTGTTGAATAAACCTGTTGTAAAACCTGTAAAACTTTGCCTCCGCCAGCAGATGCCGCCCAAGTTGGTACGCCTCCAGCAACTGTTAAAACCTGACCAGTCGTTCCAATCGGCAATCTAGTATTTACATTGGCAGAAGATGAGCGATACTCAATATCTCCAAGTGTTGTGGATGGATTCAAATTCTTTGTGGTTGTATCGACAGATGTTCCAAGCGTGCGGATTGCTGCTGCACCATCTTTGACCAACGCCGTATCGTCGGGCGTAGTCCAGCCGTAGTTTGTTGTTGTTGCCATTGTGCTCCTTTATGCGACGATGGTGGCATTTTGCCACTCTAGTATAGCGGATAATGTGTTCCAAGCCTCAGTAACTGGCACTGTGTTCCAGCGCATAGCCACCTGGCTAAATTGAGTCGGGCTCAAATTTATGGTCAAGAACAATTGGTTAAATGAGGTGCTCCATGACCAGCCTTCAACATATCCTTGAAATGAACCCTCATTGATTTGGATTGGTAGATCGGTGATTGAAATTGCTTCTCCCATGAAGATATTGATTAAAGCATCTCTAGTTTGATCATTCATTTCTGGGTTGGTCAAGGGAAAGGTTATTTGATCAAATACTGGGTAAGGTAAGGATCTGAGGTCAACGTATTTTTCAACTATTTCTTCAGCATCGGATTGATTCTTAATGCTTGAATTGATCGTTTCAGACTTGTAGCCATATAAATTTACGCTATCTGCATCGATCAAAGTTTCCGTATCATTAAAGTTATTGCCATAATTAAGTGTTATATCATTTCGGATATTGCCAGCAGTCGTCGTAGTCTGAATGCCTGATCCTAGTGCTGTATTTGCTGATAATTCTAAATAGCCATTGGCTAATAAATAAGCCTGTCGGTGGTTAGCATCTGCGTAACCGATGTTGCCATTATTATCCTCATATAAATATCCAAAGGCTGAATTGGCTATCTGGGAGGCAATATTGTAAACAGTATCTGTATTAGATCCACGATTAACCATTTCATATTGACCAGGCTGATCTATCTCTCCAAGTCCTATGTTTTCTGCATTTGCCCAAGTAATTGTTGGGTCATAAGTTGCCCATGTTTGAGCAGCTGATACCCCAACCCAATCTCCTAACAAAAATTCTTCAAGTAAGGTACGTATTTGATCTCCGTCAAATTCTGACGTTAATACGCCTTCGCTTATTGTTTTAGCAAGTTTAGCCAGGCTACCCATAGCAATTAAATTATATGTAAAAACTGTGCCCACTGATCCAGTTGCACCTACTGAAATTGTTATGTCGGTTATGTTTCCGCCAAAAATAGTCCGATATGCGTTTGTACTATCTTTAATTTGCAAAGCGATAGCATCGTTTATTTTAATCTCATAATTTTCATTATTCAAAGCAACTAAAGCAATTTCCATGTATGAAGGATTGGGTTGTAAATAAATATCTTCTCTGCCTGATTGATGGCTTATATCTGAAATTGCTACATCGGTATATTCAGTTCCACCATTTACAATTAATTTCCATTGAGGTGTAAATTGGGTCATTACTGGAATCTTCTAATACTTGCACCATCTAATGCCGGAATTGATCTGGCTGATGATTGATTTAATACCTTTGCAACCGCTCTAGCTGCGCCTTCTGAATCCACTGCTTTAACTGTAATATTATTAACTGTCGTACCTGCTCTTGCAGCACCAGATGCCAATTGTGCAGCACTTGCAGTTGAAGGTACGTTTGGAACACTTGGAACGCTAGGAGTTGATGATCCTCCAATTTGGGATAATCCATAAGCAGTACCAACAGCAGCGAGCGCACCAGCAGCAAGTGCTACCGAGGTACCACCTGTTGCAAATGCAGTTGCAACTCCAGCAGCAGCTGCAGCGGTTCTTAACGCAACCATTGCAGTAATAAGGGTTTGAATTGCTGTTACGAACGCCATGACTTTGCTTGCTACAAATACTGAAACAATAATTCCACCAAGTATCAACAATTCATCTTTAATACTAATAATAAAACCAATTGTTGATTTTAATTGCTGACCAAACTCAAAGGCTCCTTGTGTGGCAGTTGTAATTCCAGCATTTACTCCACTTTCACCAGTTAATCCTGCAGCTAAGGCTTCTATATTAGGCACGACTGAAACAAGCAAGAAATCAGCAAACTGCTTAAAGATTGGCAATAACGCAGTACCAATTTGTTCTTTTGTTTCATCTAAAGCAATTTCTAATTGTCTGATTTTAAATTCTGCGTTTGTTGCTTCATTATCAATAAAGCCTTTATAGGTACCTCGTAGGATTTGCATGATCTCATCGTGAGATTTTGTTTTTAAAGTTGCTGCATCGATACCTAAACCTAATTTGCCTAAAGCGGTATTTTGTCCATCAAAACTTCTGCCTAAGGCATTTGCAACTGTTTCAAGTGGCTTGCCTGTTGCTGTGGCGATTTCCTGAGATAGGCTTAATAAATCTTGTGCTTTTGTAACGTCGTTTGTTGATCTAACTAAACGAGCAAAAGCAGGTCTTAAAACATCATCTGTTGTGGCTGTAGCAATTGACTGCTTTGTGATGTAATCATCCAACCCAGCAATTTGTGCTTCGGTTGCCTTTGTATTGGATCGGATAGTTTGTTCTAGTGATTTACGACTTTTCTCATCTTCGGCAGCTGCTTTGACTGCAGATACCGCAAAGGCTGTAGCAGCAGCACCAACGGCTGCAAAAGCCAACGCTGCTTTCTTGCCAAAATCACTTATTTTTTGTGCGTTGGTATCAACGGCTTTATCCGCTTCGCCTAATTTCTTTTTAAGATCATCGACATCGGCAAGGATGGATAACTTAAGGGTACGATTACCAGTTGCCATTATGCCCACTCCTTAAGAATGCGATCAAACGCAATTTCCCATTTATTAATCAATTCAGGCTGAATTCTGCGAAGGGTCGGATAGATAAACCATCCTCGACTACCTCTGCCTTGCCGTCCGCTATAACTAGGGAACTGTTTGAACTTATTTGAACCAAACTCATAACCACCCCATAGGGTTTGTGTAGTAGCACCACCTGAAAACTTTTGACGTGCGAAGCCGTAACTGAACTCACCAATTTTTGAGGATTTGGAGATAGATACGCCGTCCGCAATTCTTTTCGCAGCTGTTGTGCCTTTTGTTCGGTTGCCAGCAGCGACTTTAATTTCCTCAGATGCAAAATACGCCAGCGCAGCAGATTGGCTTCTTGCTTCATCCGTTGCTTGTGCATCCATAAGTTTGAACGCTTTGTAGAGATCACGGAGGTCAGTTTTACTGTAGGCAATTGCTTCATCCGCCATAATCCCCTCGCTCCTTTAAAATCTCAACTGCAGTTAATAAATCTTCTGCGCTTGTCCATTCACTCATTGGTATGTGGGTGGCTATTGCCACCGCAACGAGTAATCGGCTTACGCTTCCTTCTGGATGACTTTTGGGTCATCCGCATCACCAACTATTACATCGGCAACTGTTTCCATCCAGGCATCCATTGGCTTGACTGGTTTGTCCCCAGCAATTGCACGCTTATGGGCATGATAAGCCAAAAACATAAGATCCCACATGCCAATCTTTTCTTTGGCTTGTCCAATCGTGTTTCCTGTCTGCTTCTCCCATTTCGCCCACTCAGGTGGT